ACTCCGACATTTACATCACAAGGTGAAACCATTGCTCGAGAAGCAGGTAATATCAGTCGACTCAGTGGTACTATTGTGCCAGCCGAAGATGCGATCGGCCCACTCGAACCTAATGTAGTAAATGCGATGCAGGCCGCAATGTTGCAGCGTGAATCAAGCGGTAACTACCGTGCAATCAATGGTATTGGTTATGTCGGCGGTTATCAGTTTGGTGCTGCAGCGCTCGAAGATGTTGGTTATCTCAAGCCGGGTGCCTCGAAGGGTGGTAACTCGGCCGTGAATAATCCAGCCAACTGGACTGGACGTAATGGAATATCTAGTCTTGATGGATGGTTGTCAGACAGATCTTCACAAGATACGGCATTCAGGGAACTTGCGTCTCGTAACTATACGACTCTTCGTCGCCTCGGTCGTATTAATGATAGTACTCCACGAGAAGAAGTTGCAGGTTTGCTTGCAGCCTCACACTTGTTAGGCGCACGTGGTGCAGCAGCGAATCTAGGTTCGGTTGACGCAAATGGTGTATCGGGTAACGAGTATGCTCAAATTGGTAGAGCAGCAGTTGCATATGCAGACTCTTCTCCTACACAGTATCCTGATGCTCGGCCAGCCACCACAGGCTCTGGTTCTATCACAGTGGCTACTCTTACGTCTGGTAATAGTATCCCATATATTCCGGCTACGCATGCTCCGCAGGGTTCAAATATCTATGGATTGACTGTAGACCAGATTAACAATAACCTTGAGTTGTTGGCGAGTGATGTCATGTCACCTATTAAAGATAGGTTCCCTGATCTTGTAGTCACACACGGATTCAGATCTGAGCATGTAGAGTTAAGTGGCGGATCTTATAATCCACGTCGTAATCCAGGTGGATCGCAACACTATGCTGGTATGGCCGCAGACTTCCAGTTTACTGGCGTAAGATCAAAAGCAGAGATGATTGAGCGAGGTAATGTAATTCGTCAAATCGTTCCTGGATTCGACCAGTTTATTCTTGAGTATCCCGGTTCTTATGACAATGGTAACTTCCTATATCACATTTCATACAGACCTGGTAATCAACGTATGAGTGTATTTACTGCTATGTCAAATAATGGACAAAGAGCATACCGAGACGGATTCGTCTAATGCCAGCCGTTGTCCGTATAGGAGATTCATTATCAACTGGGCACCCATGTGATGGCACTACTACGCTAGGTGGAGCAAATCAAGGCACGGTGAAAGCCAATGGTATTCTCATTGCCGTAATCGGAGCTCCGACAGTATCACATAATATCCTTGTTGGAGGCGTGTGCGTTCCTCATGTTGCTGCATTAAATGCCGGATCTGGGACTGTTAAAATTAATGGAATTGGCATTGGCCGTGTCGGAGATTCCGCTGATGCTGGTGCAATGACAAGTGGCTCACCAGACGTTTCGGCCGGATAAGAGGTATAAATAAAGGTATGACAGAACAAACACAAACATTGCGTGCACGCCAGGCTGCTTATAGCGATCTAGACTTCAGGTTTATTGTAAACCCGAATACAGGTGACCTTGCTCTGAAAAGAGATGCAGAATCTGTAAAGCAATCAGTAATGAATATACTGCTTACGTCACGGGGCGAGAGGCCATTTAACCCAGAGTTTGGTGGTAACCTTAGAGCATACTTGTTTGAACACTTTGATGCTGTAACACAAGCAGCAATGGAAACCGTCATTATTAATAGTTTAAGAAACTATGAACCAAGAATTCGCGTAGATAACGTCGTTATTAATGACCTATCATACCGCAATGCACTAAACATTTCAATAGACTTTACCATTCTATCTCCTGAAGAGAGACAAGACGTGGTAGAATTTGTAGTAGAGAGAATCAGATAATGGCAGATAAAACAACACGCCTTAATGTCGCGAATATGGATTTCGATCAGATTAAAACAAGTCTGATCCAGCACCTGTCTGAAGATGATATTCTAAAAGATACCGGCTTTGAGGGGTCTGCAGCAAATACCCTTTTAGATGCTTTGGTGTATATCACACACTTTAACGCAGTAAATGCTAACATGGCATTGAATGAAACTTTCCTTGATTCAGCTCAGCTACGTCAATCAGTTGTTTCTCATGCTAAACTGCTTGGTTATACTCCACGTTCGACATACGCACCTGTTGCCTACGTTGATGTGTTGATGAATAACCCAACAAATGTCACAAACGTTGATGGTGATTTTATCCCCATGACGATGATGCGTGGTACTTCTTTCAATACTTTGATTGACGGTAAGACATATAAGTTTGTTAACGAGTTTACTCAAACAATCACTCGTAACTCAGATGGTGATTATAAGTTTGAGGGTTTAAAACTTATTCAGGGTCAATTTAAAGAAACTACATATATTTTCGATACTGACTCAGGCGAGAAATATATTATTCCCTATGCGAACGTAGTTACATCTACTATGACGGTTCGCGTTCAGCAGTCAGCCACGAATACCGAGGTTCAGGATTATATTCTTGCAACAGATATTTCGGCAGTTAAAAACGATACCAATGTTTACTTCCTTCAAGAAGGTCAAGATGGACTGTATGAAATTTACTTTGGTGATAATGTTCTTGGTAAAAGACCTGAGAATGGCAACGTAATTACGATTGAATATGCGGTTACTGATGGACCTGATGCAAACGGTGCATCTAAGTTTTCTCTTGCCGACAACGTTCAAGGTAACTCAGATGCAACAGTTACGACTGTAACAAGAGCATCTGGTGGTTCTGAGCGTGAAGATATTCAGTCAATCAAGTTTAACGCACCTCTTGGATATGTTTCCCAGAACCGTGCCGTTACTCCTGATGACTATAAATCAATTATTCAGGCTAACTATCCTAACATCGATGCTATCTCTGTATGGGGTGGTGAGGATAATGATCCGCCTGATTATGGTAAAGTTTATATCTCAATTAAACCACGAGATGCAGAAGTCCTTACAGCAACCGACAAAGAACTTATTATCGGCCAATTCTTGAAGCCTAAAAACGTGGTTTCGATTACTCCTACAATCGTAGATCCTGCATACACATATGTGTTCCTAGAGGTCTTCTTTAAGTATAACCCTAACTTGACAAACCAGTCAAGAGATGCTTTGGCTATTCTTATTCGAGAAGAAATCAGGTCCTATAATAACAACGAACTAAAACGATTTGACGGTGTGTTCAGGTACTCTAACTTGCTGTCAACTGTAGATGATGCCGATCCTTCTATCATTAACTCTGCTGTACGGGTTAAAATGAAAAAGAGATTTGTTCCTACACTGAATACAGAAAGACGTTATGACTTGCAGTTCTCATCTGCGTTCTATACTACGTCTTCAAACGAACAAATCATGAATACGACTGAGTTTACTTACTTGGATCGTCAGTGTACATTGCGAGATGCACTGCAACTAGATGGTACTCGCCTTGTTCAGATTGTAACAGGCTCAGGCTCAAATCAAAGAGTTCTTAATTCTAACATCGGAACAATTGATGAAGAGAATGGCTTGATAACTCTTACTGGATTTAATCCTTCTTCAATCGTAGGTTCTTATATTGAGATCACAGTATCTCCAGAGTCAAATGACCTGGCACCTCGTAGAAATGAACTGCTAAATATCCTTGTAGATGATTGCACAATTTCTGGCGAAGTTGACACAATGATCACTGGTGGTACTTCGGCTGGTATTGATTATACAACAACTTCAAGGCACTAAGTAAATGGCAGAGATAGAATATAACGATGGTTTGGTACTTAGGTCAGTAGTTGATGACCTAGTTCCAGAACACGTATCCGCTGCATATCCAGGCTTGATGCATGCAATTAAAGTGTATGCCGACTTCCTTGAACACGGGAATGGCGCTGGACATTACCTCAACACAATTGATGCTCAACGAGATATCGATAGGATTGAGAGTAATCTACTTAGCGAACTTCAAAAAGAAGTTGGTGCACCAATTCCACGTACATTTGCCGCTGATCCTCGTAAATTCTATAAAAGAGTTACTGAGTACTACCGTGGCCGTGGTACACCAACATCTATCGAAACATTTTTCCGAGTTCTTTTCAACGATGAAGTTGAAATTTACTTTCCAAAAGACGATATGCTTATTCCGTCTGATGGTAAATGGTTTGATAGAACTGATGATGTTATCAATAACCCTCAACTATATACACCAACATTTACGTTTTCTTTAACTGCAGATAGTGATACGGTATCAGGCTCTGATGATTCTGGTCGAGTACTTGTATATGACAATCCCATTGTGTTTGTTAATGGTATATACACTACAGCATATGCACCAATGGTTGAGGTAAACAATGTAGAGAACAGGCTTGACTATTCTTTTAAGTTTGATCCTGCTCTGCAAAATGGTGATAAAGTAGAAGTCTACGGTTCAGGTTCGTTTTCAAATAACGATGGATTCCTAGATAACTATAAGAAAATTCAAGATAGTTTTTTCTATCAAAAATTCTCGTACGTTCTGCGTACTGGTACTAACGCCGATGAATGGAAAAATCCATTTGCTCGTCTGGTTCATCCAGCAGGCTTTATCTTCTTCGGCGAAATCATTTTGTTCTTGGATAACCTTGGACAAACGTTCCCTTTGATTCAGCCTGGTTTCCAACGTGGTGGGTTGCCATTCCCAATCATTATCCCGGCTATCGACGCTGCTCCATCATTTGTTAAAACGTTTAACAATATAGTTGCATCGCTTATAGTCAAATCTTATAAGCCACAAACCAACATTGAAGTTATTTCTAGCGGAGATAACTGGGAAACGCTTAAGTTCAAATATACAGATCCGGTTAGTCAAATCGGTAATTTCACTGTTCAAGACATTATAAATAAAAAAGTAAAATACAATATCGACTCGGTAATTGAGATATCTTCTTAGGAGTAAATAAAAGATGACCGCCATCATTTCAAATAATTTTAGACTGAATGCTGCCAAAGAGTTGGTAGACGACGCAGTCAATAGTTCTAGCTACTATCTTTTTGTAGGTAGATCCGAACCATGGGCTTCAGAGACTTCTCCCGATGTCCCATATGACAATACATTTTCATACCATACTGATACATGGCAAAGAATGACTGCGATGAAAGAGATTACAGATCTCGATATCACATTCGGAGTTCCTCGTTACCAGTGGATTTCTGGTACAACGTACTCTGAGTATGATGACCGCGATGCGGCTCTTGCTACTCGACCATATTATGTTATTTCAGATAACAACAACGTCTACCTCTGCTTGAAGTCTGGCGGGATTTCAACTCAGAACCCAGATACAACTGGTGTTCAGACAAATGGAGTTATCGACTTTAGCGGATCTGATGGTTATGTCTGGAAATACTTGTTTACAGTATCAACCGATGACTCAATTAAGTTCTTGACGTCTGCCTTTATTCCGGTAAGATACATTACTGCACAGCCTGCGGTTGGTGCTGATACTGCACTTTCTAACCAATGGGATGTGCAGCAAAACGCTGTCGATGGCGCCGTATATAACATTAAAGTTTCAAATGGTGGATCTGGATATACTTCTGCTCCAACTGTTACTGTTACTGGTGACGGCACTGGACTCACTGCAACTGCAGTAGTTAGCGGAGGCGTAGTAACAGGGGTTAATGTAACTGCTGCAGGTACTGGTTATAACCAAGTAGCGGTAACACTATCTGGCGGTGGTGGTTCTGGTGCAACGGCATACGGAGTTATTGGTCCTAAATCCGGGTTTGGTGCAGATCCACGTGAAGATCTAAGAGCTCATTATGTAACTCTTAACGTAAGTCTTGTATATGCAGATGGTCAAGGTGACTTTATTGTCGGCAACGACTTCCGTCAAATTGGTATTATCCGTAACCCATATAACTTTGGTACTACTACAGTAGCTACGGCTGAAACGCTCTCTGCAACTAAATCACTTGAAGTTGCTCTCGGCGGAGCGTTTGCTAACGACAGTGAAATCGAAGGTACGGTTTCTGGTGCAAAGGCTATTGTTGATAGTTACGACTCAGTCAACGGGATCATCCGATTCCA